AAATTTTTCTAATCCCATGCGTTGTCAGTATGGAAAAAAAACCTTATTGGCAATAGACTTTACCATATATGTTGTGTTTATACCCGCTAATATCCACAAATTACATAGGTTGCATATTAATTTAACCAGACAGATTAAACAATTGACAGATTTTGTTATTGATACTACCTTTGCCATTATGACAAAAACTGATAACGTGGCTCCAATTGATAAATTAATAAAAACGAGAGACATGAATTTCTTAAAAGAGAAAATAACCCAGGTGGGTATTTCACAAAAAGAATTAGCAAACAAACTTCATAAAAATATTGTTACTGTTAATAGATGGGTAAATGACGAAAGACATATTTCAGCTGAAAATGCAATTGAGATTGCTAAAATTTTAAAATGTGACCCAGCTGCAATATTATTTCCACCTAAAAAATTAAACAAAATTACTTTAAAACATTATACTGATGATAGTTATATGGTTAAAAATATGGATAAAAAATTTTGGTACGATGTAGTTGTACCAAATGGTTTTTATTCAGAAGGAACATTAGCGGTAAGATATTACAGACTTGGTAGCCAACATCATAATTTAATACAATTATTTGAAAGAAAAAAAATAAACAATCATTACGAAGGATTTCACGAAGATAGTATTAATCAAATTTGTTATTTAGAACCAACAGAAAAAGTTAGAAAAAAAGAAGGATGCGTGCCAGTAATAGCTTTAGTTAAAATAAATGAAACTAAAAGTAATTATGCAATTGATTTATTACATTGTAGAACTGGCAAACCTTTAAATGAAAAATCTAATGGAATAGATCCTAGTTGGGTTAAAGTTTGCGCACCTTTAAAAATGAGTTATTTTGAAAAATATAATTTAAATATTTAGTTATCCCCACACTCCACAATCTCTGATAGAAACTTTTTTGGTAAATTATTTGCCAATAAGGAATAATCCGTTTACCAATTGTACTAATTTAGTATTTAATTTGTATTATGATTACCAGAGACGCAGCTTTAGCAAAACAAATAACAGACGATAATTTTTTAGAAAACATAAAAGATCTTCCAGATTGGGTAGAAATTTATAAACTTAATCATTGGTCGCCATCACAATTAAATTCAATGGATTGTTTATGGAGCTACAAATATTTATTTTTATCACAAGAAGAACGTAGAAAACTTCCTATTAATTCAAAAATGTTTGCTGGTGTATGTATTGGAGAACTAGCTCAATTAAGATTTGGAGATTATTTGTGGCAGCATAAAACGGGAAAAGGTTTAGTTAAACTAAAAATACCACCACAAAGAAAAGTCTTTGATAAAATTTTAGATAAATTTAATTTATATGAACCAGTTGATGATACAGATAAAAAACAACATGATGTAAATAGATTGGGTTTAGCAAAAGCATTTTTTACTTTAAAAAAAGGTTTTCACGAAATTAATTTAGTCTCACCAATTGAATGCGAGAGATCTGTATCTTTAACATTAGATGGATGTATTTTACCAACCATAGGCAGAATTGATGCAGAGGATAAGCACGCATTTGTTGAAATAAAAACAAAATGGAAGAAAAAAAATAGACCCAAAAAAGATGGTACATCAAGTTATTCATTACCTAAAATAAATGAAGGTTATTTAGGGATGGAAGATCATTTGGCCCAGGTAGCGTTTTACTACTTTGCTTGTCAGAAAAAAAAGAAACCATATTTATTTGTTATGAATGAAGAAGATTACAATATTTTTACCTGGGATAATTGCGATGCAATGCAGCCAGAAAACTTAAAAAAATTATTAAATAAATTAACTATGGTTGCAAAACGTAGAGAACGAATAATGAGTAATCATGCTGGTAAAAGTACCTGGCATCAAGACATTGCTCCAGATTTTAATCACTTTTTTTGGAAAGGAATGGGAGAGCATAGAGATATTGCAATGAAATTGTGGGGTTTGTCGTGAAAGAATTAAAACAAGATAACATGGTTGTTAATGTGCAGCCGTGGTTGTTAAAAAAATTTAACAAAGATGAAAAATCATTGAAGCGTAAATTGCTCCTTAACTTTTTAGCTTTAATCTTTTTTTCCCTCGTAGTTAGCGTCTTTGTTAGATATAGCCAGAGTAGTCATGCAGCGATGTATGACGGAGGTTTAAAAACAGCAGTCATCTTTTCCTCCCATTCAGCTCTGGCTATTAAAAATTCGAGGATCCATGGGTAAAGTTGTAAACATAAATAAAATTGATAATGAAATTCAAAAATTAAAAACCAATGGTGGTATGTGGAAAATTAAAAATGGATCTTATGCTATTAAACATTTGGAAGTTGAAAGATTGGCAAGGCTATACAATATCCAAACTAATATTGAATTAAAACATTGTGATTTAACTAATGGTTGTGCAGTTGTAAAAGCTGTTGCTACTTACCAAGATAAAAATTTTTATAGTTTTGGCGAAGTGTCTCCACAAAATAATGATTTTGAATATCCATTGGCAGTGGCAGAAAAAAGAGCTGCGGATAGAGCTATACTAAAAGCTCTTGGTATTCATGGCAATGTTTATAGTGCTGAAGAACTTCCAAACATAAAAAATAATAACAATGAAAATAATAATATTAGTACAGACCAGGGAGATATTATTTTAGAAAAAATTAAAACTATTACGCACCAGGGTAATTTAGAGGAGCTAAAAAGCAAAAATAAAAAATTTTTAAATGAGCTAAAAAAAAAGAATTTACTAAGGTTTCAAGAATTAAAGCAAGCCTTTTTAAATAGAGAACAGCAATTAACGGAAGGATAAACATTTATGGCTGATTTTAAGAAACCACAAGATCCAAACTGGGTGGCAACATTTAGTTTGAAACGTAACGCGGATAAGAACCCGCAAGATCCAAAAACGAGCAGTAGACCAGATCTTATTTTAGTTGATAGCGAAAAAGTTAATGAGAAAACTGGTAAACCTTATCGAAAAAACTTTACTATTGATGGTGTTTGGCATGAGGCATCTGCTTATATCCAGGAGGATAAATCTTTAAAGATTACTATAAAGAAAACTGGAACTGGTGGAGGCGCACCTATGAAACCCGCAGCTCCAGCTCTTGAAGAAGCTCCTTGGTAATCATTAATGCAACAATATGGTTTAACTGAAAAGCAATTAAAACTTTTTAAATTTATAAAAAACTATATTACAAAAAATAAAATATCGCCATCTTACGAAGAAATGAAGGTGGCGATAGGATTAAAATCTAAATGCAGTATTCAAAAAAAAATAGAACAATTAGAAGATAGAGGATGGCTAACAAAACTACACGGCAAATCACGCAGCATAAAAATACTAAAATGACACACAAAGATATTTTTAAAGAGTTTACTTATGATTGTTTGGCAGAACAAATTGGCGGAGATCATTATCAAAAATTAAAAGTTTCCCCAGCCTATTTTATATCAGAAAATAAACTATTGTTTGCAGAGGGAAATGTTGTAAAATTAGTGTGTCGACACCAAAATAAAAATAAAAAAGAAGATATTCAAAAAGCAATTCATTATTTAAATATAATTTTAGAAAGGGATTATCCAGATGGGTAAACCAGTAGAAAAATTCTGGAGTGGAAGTACCAACTTTACTGTAAGTGAAACTTTTCCCTCCGTCTCGGCAGCTATAAAACAAACTGTACCTAGTGACGCTGCTGTATATGAAGTTGATACTAAAACTCTCAGCTTTGAGTTCACTAGAATAAAGGAAAAAAATAATGGCGATAACCCATTACTCTCATCTGGAAAAACAGATCCAGGTAAAAGAGAAGGAAAGAAAGTCTCTGAACGCAAAGATCATGAGACTTAAAGCAAAGAACGGGGGAAAATATCCTCCAGGAATTGCAGCTCTGTCTAAGACAGCTCATTCTAAATTGATTGATGTAATACAGCTGCAAGACCAACAAAGTAAAATAAGAGCTTAGTTATTTTACTTTAGAACTATTCTAAACTAATTAACTTTAGTAATACCCCCGCTCCGCCTAAATAAACTTACCAGATTGGTAAAAATATTTCATGATATGGGTTGACTTATGCCAAATTGGCAACTATATATATTATATGGTAAAAAACTTCAAAAGATATGAGTTCGCTACCTTCTCTAAGTTAGAGAAATACTTCACAAATAAGATCCTTCCACAAAAAAATAAATCTTCAAAAGTTATCGGCAAGGTTTTGCTTGTGTGGGATAAAACCAAACCCCTAACAAAAGGAGCTGCTAATGGGTAAAAAGTACGAGGTACTTAGTTTTTATAATTTGAAAAAATTAAATGAAAAAGCTAAGTGGAAAAAGTTTAATCAATACATCGCAGATAATGTGATGGAAGATCTAAAAAAAGCTGGCAGAAAAATTGCTGTCGTTGTTTTCCAATTTCTTCACAATGAAACAGAACAAAGATTAGTTCTTTTTGCTGGAGAAAAATACGGCAACTTACTTTTGGATGTAGATCTTAAAGATACTAAATTAATCACAACAGTAGAAATGGAGGCTGCATAAATGAGAAAACTTACTAACGCTGCGCAAGTTGCTAAATTGATAAAGCAACAAGCCAAAGAACTTGGTTTAAAGGTTACAGCAAAATCTCAAAACTTTTCAATGGGTAAT